GGTTCAAGGCGGCTTTGTCTTTGCTGCCAAGGTGGCTAAACCAGTCGATGCCAGCCGCTTGGTTGAAATAGCAATCCCCCAGGAATTCCATGAGCCTGGTGTTTATGCTTTGGATGATCGCCGGGGATTTGGAAATGTAATTGCTTTTGCCTTGGCCAAAAGTCCAGTCTCCGTCGTCATCGATTCGCCGAACAATAGTCATGCTGAACCTCTAGGTGACAGGAACCGGAAGCGGCGCCGCCGGTCCCGTTTGAGTTGCCGCGCTGCCGGTTGTCACGATAGAGAGCGCGGCTATGGTGACGGTGATATCGGCGACAAGATGCGAGTAGAACAGTTCAGCAATGTTTTGCCACTTCGCCTTTGAAGCGGTGTCAGTCACACCAAGCGCGGAACAAATGGCGGTGGCCAGTGCGTCAGCTTGCGTAGGTGTCAGTGGCATACGCTACCCCTGAAAGCTTTGAAGGGTGGTCAAGTCCGCAAGTAGCGGGAAGCCGCCGGCCGTCGCCGTGGACAAAGCCTGAATAAGCGCTGCGATGAATTCCCCTGTGGCGTTGGTGAATTTCATTTTTCCAGTGGCGTCAAATTCGAAAGTCATCGTGGAGCCAAGCGCCCCAGAGATCTTCGAATCATTCAACACCACTGTGGTGGCGCCCTTCTGAACCGTTACGGTGTCCGAGGCTATAGAAACCTTGTTCGTGCCTTCGCGGTTCCGAAGTTCAATGGCGCTACCGCTATAACTCACGATGACGTTGGCCAGGGACCGAAGCCCCACGAAGATCACCGCATCAGCGAAGGAATGCAGCCGAGAAGAATTCACGGCAGCGTTGGCGCCCCCGCCTTGGAACCAATTGTCCAAGTCCCGGTCATTGAATGCCATGAGGCATTCATCGCCTTGGGCAATGGGGAACGTCAGGCACCCACCGCCACCGCCTACCACGTACACCGGGCAATCGATCAACTGGGGGTAGTCTTCCAGAACCGGCCTGTACACCCCGGCGGCATTCGGGCGAAAGAAAGTTTTTTTGTAGTTGACCGTAGCGTTTGCGGTCTGGCTGGTGGCGTTGAAAGATTGAATGGTGCCAACGTGGTGGCAGTTGAGCCCTAGCAACATATTTTTGCGGAACAACTTCAGGAGATCAGAAAGGCTTGGATCGTTTGGCGCTTGGTTTTGTTGAACAGCCATTAGACCACCGCCACGAAGTTGTCATAGTAGTTGAACACGCCAGTGGTGATTAGCTCGCCGCAAACGGCTTCGGAGATAATGCCGTGGTGTTCCACCGACGTGACTTTGTAATCCCGGTTGAAGTTCGCTTCGGTCAGGCTTTGTAGCTTGATCTTGTGCCCAGGATTTAGACCAGGCTCAAAGACCATATCAAAGCGAACAATCTGCACTTCACGCATAGGCGTTCCGAGAAGACCGGACGCAGCGTTCACCAGCGTGGTCCCGCCCACCGCGGCTATGTACTCATTGGTTCCAAGTGCGTGGGCTTTCCCCTGGTCAATGAAGAAGGCGCCGCCGGTCAGTTCGTTCAAAATCTCCGTGGTGTTTCCACTGTAGGAGTTGCCGCGGGAGAGCACCCCGGGGAAAGATCCCACCACGCCTACGGACGTATAGGGCAGCGTGGCCATGAGCGAAGACACAACCGTCTTTTGCGGTGTGCCGGCGGGGAACTGTTGCGCCGTGGTGCCGTTGACGTAGGCGTAACCGCCATCATAGGATTCAATCTGTGTTATGAAGTTGACGCCTTCCCGAACGGAAAATGCTTGCATGATGTTGCCGCGGAAGATTGACGCCATGTTCGTACCGTATCCGGCGCGAAGGCGAACGTTCCGAATCGTCCCGTAGTCATAAATATTGAAGCGGATTTGGCTGCGCCGCTTCTCGGAAAGATTGTAGACCCGGAGCACGCTACTTTGCTGGGCGCCTTGGGTGTTTCGGATAATGTGCATTTCAATCGTGATAGGTGGCCCTATGACCACCACACCCGATTGGGTTTCAACTTCCAGAACGTAGCTGCGTCCGAATTTATCCACCGGTCAATAACTCCGTGTACTGCACCACTTCGGCAGCGGTCAGGAGGTAGAGCACTGAGGAGCCGGAAGAAAAGTCTTCCTGTTGCGACGGCTCACGGTTGTTCGCCGAGAAGCACGCCAAGCCGAACGTCAGGCTGTTACGGAATTGGTTCAGCATGTTCGGGTTATTGGTGATCCGAAGTCCGTTGATCGTAAAATCCCCCCGCGTCAGTTCGTCAATGAACCAACCGAACTGCATGGGAATGAAACGAATGATCAGGGTAATCGTGGTGCCATCGTCAAGCGCCAGCGTTTGCTTCTGGTACGGATCGGCGGTGATTTGCTGAATCGTAAGCATTAGGCAACTCCCGCTGTAGAAAGTGCAGAAGTCAGAGAGGGGCCGGACGACGGCGCCGAAGTCCCCTGGTCAGTTAGCGGACTGGCCTGGGAGTTGAGCCGGCCACCGTAGGAAATGGGGACACCATTCGTCAGGGTGGTAGAAGCCGCGGTGCGGATCAGCTTGAACACCACTTCAAAATCCGTGATGACGTTCGTTTCCGTGTCCTGAATGGCGCGAAGGCTTTTGATCGCCATGTTCTGAAACACCGCCCACGGCGTTTGGACCGTGAACAGTGTACGGCTACGCCAGTAACCGTATAGGGATTGAAACGCGGTCTGTTGCTTGTTCTGGCCACCAAGCTTGGTGGTCTGGCCGCTTGAGCCGATGACGTTTTCACCGCCGGCACTTCCGCCGGTGATCAGGTTGCCGATGGACGATGCAGCGGCAATCGCGGAGTTGATCGCCTTCTGGCCAACCTGATAGAGCAAGAACGCTTCATTGTAGGCAAGCCGCGCCGTTTCCGTCAGCGCCGGCTGGTAGGCCGTCACGCTGGTCAGCTTGTCCGCGGCCACCTTCACCAGCGCCAGCGCGGGCGGCGCAATGTCGTTCAGTTCGCCGATGAATCCGTGCGTGGTATACATTTCCGGCTTGAGCGCAATCTGATCCTGAACCGCCATGTTTTCTTCAACAAAGTGGTCCGTGATATCGCTTTCCGCTAGTAGCTGTTGCTCGCCTTCGTAGTTGAACACGAAGGTGGGCGGCTGGGCCAGCTTGGACGCGGTGCCGTCCGCGTTGCGCGGATTTAGCGGCTGATAGCCGATTGTCTTTTGCGGCGACACCAACACCAAGTTGGAGAGCGCCGAAATCGCCGTGGTGGCTGGCGCCAGGGCTGTTAGGTCAACACCTGCAAGTGCCGTCATGTTAAACCGCCTGACCGTTGGCGTTCATTGTGCGAAACGCTTCATTGATTCCGCGCTTCGAGGCGTCAGCTAATTGGAATGGCTCTTTCCCTTCGTGCTGGAAGTTCAGATTTTGTTCCAGGTGAATCGTGTTGCCGGCGCTGGGCGCCGCTGCCGGCGCCGCGGGCGGGACCGGGCGCGTGGACGGCGCCGTGGGCGAAGGCGGCACGTCAAGGCTCCGCGTAGGGACCGGGGTGGCCTTGCTACGGTCCCAGTTTTTCGGCTTGTCGGGGTGGTCCTTGTCCCACTGGTCATCATGGGTTGGGCGCCCAGTGGTGTTCCCCCACTTCCGCATTGCCGCCCGGCGGTGCGGGGTGTCGTCCTGGTCTTCGCCCGGGACGTAGCGGCGCTTGGCGGGCGCCGTGGGCGCTGCCGGCGCCATATCGCTGACCGGCGGGCGGGGTGTCAAATCCGGTGGCGGCGCCGTGGTTTCCAGATTCCCTTTGACAACCGGGGTGAAAACGCTTTCAAGCTTCTGCATCATACGCATGAACCAACTGGGAACCGTCTTCGCGGGCGCCGCCGGCTTCTTCGGCGCCTTGCTGGTGTCCCACCAGACCGGGCCACCGCCGGGGGTTACGCCTGGCCCAGTGGGCTTCGGCGGGAGCGTTCCCAGAATCCCGCCTTGCTTTGCCGGCGCCGCGGGAACATATGGCGAGCCCGCCGGACTTCCGCCTGGCTTCTTCACCGTCGCCGGCAGCTTCTTCGGAACGGCGCCGGGCTTGTCAGAGGGCTTTTTCGGAACCTGGCCACTGGTGCTTTCGTCTTCCTTCTGTGGCTTGAAATCACGAATGCCGCCCATCATGCGCGTGAACCATGCCGGCGCTTTGCTGCCCGGATCTTTCCCGAACGCTTCTTCAAGCCGCTTCCACATTGGCTTCGCTTTTTCAGAAGCCGGGGTGACGCCCATAATGTCGTCCAGCTTCATGGCAATGAGCGTGAAGATTTCCGACCAGCCCTGGAAGACGGTGCCCATATGATCGAACAGGTGAATGGCGCGGGAAAGGTGTTCGAAGGAAGTAGCCAAAGCCATAACCGACGTTGAAACCTTGGTGAGATCTTCCAGCATTTTCAATCCGTGTTCGGAATTGAAATCGCCAATGAACTTTTCCCAGGCGCTTTGTAGCTTCTCAACACCAGCCCGGTAGTTGTCCAGGTTCTTTTGTTGATCGAGAGTAAAAGCGTTCTTCATGGCATCGGGGCTGTTCAGCACGTTGTCATTGAACTTGCCGCGCACCAGCGCGGAAATCATATCGTCGCTCAAGCCGAAGCTTCGAAGCGTGGCGTTCCGAAGAACAATGTCTTTTTCCTTCTGCGCGTATTCACGAAGGCGCTTCAGGATGATTTCCGGGTTGGCGCCGCCGGCCAGCATTTCTTCCGGCTGCATACCGGTCAGCTTTTGAACCAAGGGGAAGCCGGTTGGCATCGGGCCACCAAGGCGCATCCGTGTTCCGGCTTCGGCCAGCTTGCCAAAGGTGGCGGTCATTTCCTGATTCGAAAGACCAGCCTGGCGCGCTGCATACTGGTAGCGTTGCAGCATTTCGGAGCCGGTGCCCAGAAGCGCATTGAAATTCATTAGGTCAGTGCCGCGCTGGCCGGACGCGGCGAAAAGCCGCTCAACCGCGTACATGGCACCAAGGATTGCCACCTTGGTTTCCACCGCCATGTTCTTGGCGTCACCCAGCCCGCTCTTCACCTGCGTCAGCGAACCGATGGTCTTCTCGGAACCCCTGATCCCTAGGTTGACGAACAGTTCGGCGATATTCATTTCTTGTTCAACTCCATGAACGCCTGGTCATAGTCGCCGATGAAGTCTTCATAGGCCAGGGCTTGCAATACTGTTCTGGCGTCAAAGGTGGCAGCTTCGGGAACAGAACTGGCGTAACCGGCTTTGCAAAGTCTGAAGTACAAAATCAGCGGATCGTCCGTTGCCTCTATGCGGGGGTATTTTCTTTCGTCGCTTGCGCCACGAAATCCTGATACACGGCAAAGAGGCTTTTCCCGAAAGGGAGCACGTTTTCTTTTGCAACCTCAATGCAGACCGTCATGAAATCGTCCCGGGCTTCGATTGGCTCGAAAGTCTGGTTATCGATTTTGAACGCGCCTTTGCCGCTGTCATAGGTGCAGCGTTTGAAGCATTCCCACAGGCACGCTTCCACCGCGGCCGAAGCGAAGCCGATGCAGAACAGATCTTTGTAGAGGCTAGAAATTTCCGTCTTCGAACCAACTTCCACGAAGCGCAGTTCCCGAAGGATGGCCTGATAGAGAGCCCGCGCTTCCGCGAACGGACTGGGGGTAACTTGCAGCGTGGCGCCGCTGGGCAATTTCACTTCGCGCATGGGATATCACCTACATGAAAAAATCCGTAAAGGGCAGCCGCCACAATCACCAAAGCGGTGACTGTAGCGGCCAAACGGTAAAGACCAGGAATCAAGTAATGGCCCGCGGTGCGTTGCTGAACTTGATTGTGTAGACGGAAACGGATTGGTTGGTGTCACCTTCCACGTTCGTTTTGCCTTCCACTTGCTTGACGAAGACGCCACCGCTCACGTCATAGGTGTCACTCACCACCGTGCCGGCGCCGTCGCCGATCTTCTTCACGAACTGGCCGATCATCAAAACCGTGCTGGCGAAGTCCAGTTGTTGGTTCGCCAGAAGACCATTCAAAAACTTGTCGTCCGCCGAAGCGCGGATCAGGCGCAGCTTGAATTCGCATTGCCGGCCAGTGGTGTTCAGACCGTAAATGGCGTTGCCATTCTTGCCGGTCTTCACCGCTGCAATGTCGTTCGGGAACGTCAATTCCGCGCAATCGCCATCGGCGAAATCCGCGAACACGCGGTTGTTGATCGTAACGGTGTCCGAACCGGATAGAGCGACCGTGGACATATTTCATTCCTCCATGCGAAAGTTGGTTAGGCGTTGACGTTGATGATGACCGAAGAACTTTGGAGCGCGCCGGCTTCTTTGAGCGCGATTTGCACCAGGGGTGCTTTGCGCGCTGCCCGGTCAACCTGCAACTGGCTGGCGATTGGCGCCGAATAGAGATAGAAGCCGGTCTGCGCGATGTTGTCATAAAGATCTTGCTGGACACCAAACGTTGTGGCGCTGTTCCACGTCCCGGGCGCCATGTATTGGTTCGTAACGCCTTGCTTGAGCACGGCGCGATAGGCGCCCTTCAGACCGTCCATTCCCGCTTCCGTTTGCGGAAGCTTCGTCGCGGTCTGGGCCAGGTAGTTGAACCCGGCGACACCAAGCGCACCGACAATCCACTGAAGGTTATACACCTGATCGAAGAAGCTGTTGGCGCCGCTGCAAAGCACTTTCGCCACGCCTTGCAGGCTTGGGTACGTGTCCGCGCCGGCAATCGTCGCAAGATCTTGCTGCGTTTGCGTCAGGGTGGGATCAGCCACAACCCCGGTCAGGGATTTCAGGTTCATGGTCTGCGTGGTGTTGCTCCCGCTGAAGTTCACGCTGAGAGCGCGCCCCGCGTAAGCGGCTTGCATCGTCACAGCTTTTTTGTCCGTGTCCGTTCCGTAGTAGAGCGGGCGGGACTGGGTGTAGCCGCCTTCCGTGATTTTGGAGAGAATGCCAGTGGTGGCCACCAGCGTGGCGGCGCTGCGCTGGACGAAGAAGCCAACTTTGTTGAGCGCCTGAATCACGGCAGCCGCCGCTTGCGTGTCCGCGTCACTCTCGATTTCGGTGCTCATGACGCCGAAGAACTGCACCAGGGCTTTCGCCCGGGTGATTGCGTGGTCCAGGGTTTCCGAAGAAGTCAGCGGAATGACGATCAGAGAGCCGCCACCGGCCAGAATGTTCGGTTGCTGGGAAAAGACCGCGTTGGCCATCGCATACGTGGTGGTTGTCGTTCCGAAATCGTCCCCCACTTCCGTGGGCTCAAGATAGATTTTGTACCCCGACGAAAACACCGGATCGGGCGTTTCACTGGTGAACAAGGCCAGGTTGCTGGTGTTGTAGGCGTTGATGCCAACGCCAACCGCGGCAACGGAAATGGTGATGACGTTCGTTAGGGCAAGTTGATTTGTCACTTCGGTCACTCCTATGGATTAGTGGATACCTGAACGGTGCTGAAATCGCTGAACGAATCAATAGCCTTCGTCTTAACGAACGCATACTGAAGAACTACGGAGATCCGGAAGCGGTACGGTATGGCATCACCGTCCACGTATGACAAGTTGAGAAAGCCAGCGCCAGGCGGCAGCTTGCCAATGTAGAAACTGTTCCCCTCCTGTTGTTGCTGCGCGTAAGTGCTGTTGAATGCCAACACCACTTCTTCTTTCCGGTCCCGCGCCGCTGGCCCGCGGGAAATGATATCCACGTCCACCAGCGCCGACATATTCACTGACTGTTCAGCGTTCATGCCGCTGCCGGCGGAAGCCGCCCGGTTGGTGTTGCCGAACGGTTTGCACGTTGCAACGGAAATTGCGACGTACAAATCCGAATCGGTGGGCTGGTTTATTTTCTGATCCCAGAGATACACACGCCCGTTGGCAAGCCCCAATTCTCTCTGAA